CCACTGACTAAGAGTTTCAGTTACAAGCTTTATTTCAGTTTCTGTTAACTTGCCTTTATAGGTAATTTTGAATGGTTCTTCACCACTTTCAAAACTCTGTGTGCTAAAATCGCTAATGGTATCTAGTGCGCGGCTAATCTCGCTATCAAGATCCATTTGTTCGTATTGTACATAGCGTTCTACACGGTTAGGTGCACCACTATATACTTCTGGTAGATAGCTAGAATATTTGCTACTGCTACTAGGCTTACCATCGCCGTCGTTATTCCATTGATCAAGTTTGGCTTGTAGCCTTGCTTGAGTTGGAACTGCCGAAAAGTATTTCTTCCACGATGCCATGTTATCGCCTTGCGTTGTCTGGATATTTATTGTATACGTATTATTGGTAATTATCCTAATTATGGATAGACATTACCAGTACCATTACTATATGCATTCTTTAAAATAATTGTTTGATCATTTATATTTGTGTTAAGAGTAGTTAATAATTCTACCATTTTGTCAAATTTAGCATTCATAGATATATCTTGACGATTACTATCCATATGTGCAGATTCTATTTCTGCTGATAATACAGTAATAGACTGTGCCAATTCTTGTTCAGGTGGTACAGCAGTTGCATTGATTGTTTCTGTACCATCTGATGCAGTAGTTGTAGTAGAAGATACAGTTGGTGTAGGTGTCGCAATTGAATTTGCATTGCCGCCCAAGCCTAACAATGTACTAATATTATCCATATTAGTATATGCCGCAACTGACGCACCTGCTATCATAGCCAGATAGGGATTTTTTATCAGTGCTCTTGCTATTGCAGTATCCATAATTGCACTGCCGCCAATTTCGGCTGCGGCACCAGATCGTTCATAACCGGCACCTTTTGCAACACCACCTGCTTGTTCAAGCAGATAACCACCTGTTAATAATTTGAGATTTCTAGCTAGTCTTGCGAACCATGTTTCTGCTCTTGCAGCTTCTGCTTCTGCTGCACTAGCAGCAGCAGTACCACGGCCGTTACCGCCGCCACTATCAGGTCTACCTGGTGCAATTGCACTTCCTCGTAACAGAGATGTAACTGCCATTATACCCGCTGCGCCTGCGATACTTTCAACAATAGAATTATCTAATACATTAGTACCCAGTGTACCTCTTGCCATACCCGCCATATCATCAGACAGATTTTTAATCTCTGTTCCAAAGTGTTGCAGCTTGGGCATTAGATTTTGCGCAGTTACAATAGATAAATCTATCATTGCACCTTGCACTTTATATGTAGACTGTGTTAGATTTTGCTGTTGCTCTTTTAGTTTTGCAGCAAAATCATCTATCGGTGCAGCTTGACCGTTATTTGCTGCTGCATCTGTTATTAAACCTTTTAATATATCCGCTTGCTGTGTAAATCCACCTTGTATGCCAGTTGCATCAACATTGGAACTATTTGCACCTTGTGAAATATCTAATGGATTATTTCGAATCGAAGTTGCAATCTCCTGCATGATTGCATCCATTTCCTCTTCGGTATTGGCTTGGCTATAACGTTCGAACAGTTCTCGACCTTGGCCGCCTAATGCAGTTACCCATTTGGGTGCAACAGCAGAAAATCCTTGAGTTTTAAATGCCGCTATCTGATTGAAGAAATCTTTACCTACGTCACCCCATTTTCCCAACTGTTGTTGATTTCTAGTAAGTTTATCGTTTTCTTCTTGTGATAGGTGTAGTCTAAGGAATGCAATGTCGTTTTGTTTTAATCTGTCTTTGATTTCCTGTTGAATCTGTTCTCTGTTTTTACCAGTTGCTTGCGATGCCAAATTAAGTTGGTTTGCAAATTCTTTTGCGCCATTTGCAACTGTTAATTCATTTAAGTTACGTAATCTACCAGATGTGTTTAGTATTTCTGTATATGTAAGCAGCGTTTCGTTGGCCTGCTCCTGTGTCATGCCAAGTTGCGTACCGCCAGCGGTTGCTTCTGTAAATGCTTGTCCTAATGCATTTGTTTTAGCAATACCCATGCTGGTTATTACTTGACCATGTTTGGTCATTAACTTTGTTATGCCAGTAAGGTCTGTGCCAAATGCCTGCATAGACTGTGTAAGTTGATTTGCACGCATGACAACACCGCTGTCATACATTTCAAACATGGCATCTGCCGCAGCACTTGCTTGTGCAGCAACACCTGTTAATATATTACCAACTAATTTTAATTTACTGTTTATAAGAGCTGCTGTGGCATCCAAACCTGAACTGCCACCTTTTGCCATGCTAGATAATAGAGTAACACCTTCTCCTATTATACCAGACAAGCCAGACAAGCCTCTATCAACAGCAGTTGATGTGGCAGATGATGTATTAGTACTGGCTCGTAGTGCATCTGCTATTTTTTTAGCGTCTTCTGATGACAGTCCAGGTGTATCAGCCATGTATAATTTCTTTCAAAAAGTATTAAAATCAAAGGTAAATATCAACAGTATCGATATACACCAAGACAGTATAAGATATTTATGGAGAACAAATCATGTCAACTAATCCGTTACAAAGGTATTTCAGACGTCCGGCAATGTGGGTAAAATTGCCTACACTGGGAAAATGGTATACCAGAGGAGAAGTAACATTTAACGAGCGACAAGAAGTTCAGGTGTTTGGTATAACCGCCATAGACGAAATCATGTTGAACACGCCTGACGCATTATTCAATGGGCATGCATTAGAAACTGTAATAACCAGCTGTATACCGGAAGTACACGACGTTAAGAATCTACTACAGCCTGATTTAGACGCATTGTTTGTTGGCATTAAATCTGCATCTAATAATGGAAAATACGAAATTACTCGCATATGCGAAAAATGTCGTCACGAAAATACATTTGAGATGCAATGTAATCACCTCATTGACAGTATGACTTATGTAGAAGATAGCGATGCTGTTGTAAACATAGACAGTGATATCAGAGTATATGTGAAACCATATACATTTGAAATGCGTAGTTTATTAATTCAACGTCAGCTAGAAGAACGTAAAGTACTAAGTGCCATAGATAATGATACAGAATCAACCGACAGTCTAGTAAAAGCAGATGTTTTTGCGAGAAGTGTAGAAAAAATGTCTAGATTAACATTCAGGTTAATAGCAGATTCTGTCACTAAGATAGAAATATTAGGTAAAGATCAATTATCTGTTACCGATAAAGATCACATAGCAGAATGGCTTACAAATGTTAACAAACGTATATCAGATGCAATTATTTCAGCAGTCGCTGCATTAAACGATTTAGGACCACCTAAAACTACAAATGCACAGTGCCAAAATTGCGATCATACATGGACGGAGGCGTTGAATTTCGATCCTGCGCTTTTTTTCTCTCGACAGTGATGACCGCTAGCCCTGAGCAGATATATGAAATGTTATCAGTTCTTAAATCTAACAGGGAAATCATAGATACTGACATTGGTAATTTAGTATATTACATGAATGGGGGTCTTGATTATAACGATGCGTGGTTGCTTACAGTGGATCAAAGACGTAGTTTGATGACTGTGATACAAAAGCACTTTGATGCTATGAATCCCAAGAAGGGATCTATGTTATAATTCTTTTTGGATTGTCTAATCCTGAGTATCTGTGCTGAGCGTAAACGCTCATCAGTTAAATGCTATCGCATTTAACATTTTCTTTAATTATTAAGTTCTTATGTATTTCTGGTAGATTTGTGTTCATATCACTCCCTTTACAGGGGAGTAAAATGAAAAGGTCTTTCTGGTTAGAATGACGATCATGCCCTTTCATCCTTGCCTTGCGGGCAGCTGGCGGAGTACCTAATTCCAGCTTGCGGATGCGATCCTCTGAGGAGTCTATACCTCAATACTCGGTTATGGGTGTTTACCCAAGCTACAGTAAAGTCAAACGGCCAGACCATTACTGCATTACAGAAAGCCAGTCAGACGGCTACTGTAATCCTTTTTCTGATTTTTTCGGCCAGGGCTGTGCAGTAGAATCCCTGTAACAGTGAGTGTGATAACCTTGCCGTTATCCTTTCACTGGGTGGTGACACCACCATTATAGAGCCAATATAAATGCAATAGTAGAGTAGAATTTTGGGATTTGAAAAGTAAGAACTGTTAGCTTACTTTGGGCTTGATGATCTGATAAGTTCTTGTTCAATAATTTGAGATAGCTTTGAGCGGTCTTCTGTGATCATTAATGTGCCAACAACTGACCATAGAGCAATACGTTGCTCGTCAGTTAATTCTTTGTATTTTTTATCTAGTATTTTATGGAATTCAGTTTTCATATTATAGCATGGACCGGCAATAGTACCGTAGTTAACCATCGCTGGTCGACGTTGCCATGGACTTTTCTTAACTACTGCCGGAGCAGGAGTAGTTGCAGCAGTTGCAGTTTTTGCTTCTGCTGGAAACCAGTGCTTAGCTGGCGCTTCTTCAGTTACGGCAACTGTTGACTTGCTGGTTGTTTTCTTAATGGCCAATGTTGTTCTCCGTTGCTGTTAATATAGCATTGCTTGTGATAGGTATGTCTGTCAAGTTAACTGTGTCGTCTAAGAAAAAATGATTGTCTGGCTGAGCTAGATAGTCATCTAACGTATGCATATAGTAGTCCTTGTATCTATTATGATACTTTCCCGTAATTGGCTGTTTAAGAAAAGCAATGATATCTACATTGTTGTATTTAACAATTAGTACCATTTCTTTACTACTGGCAGCAGCATCTTGTTCTGCTTGACCCAACCATGTATCCCATTGAGATACTGTGTGTTTTATCCAGCTTTGTACACTGGGAGGTGATTTGTAGTGTTTACATTCTATACTATATGCGAAATTCCTAGGACAAATAAGATCGCCAAACACTGCATAATCCATACTGTATTCTTCAGTTCTAGTTTTGTTGGAACCTCCAAAAAAACTGCCAGAATCTGGATTGCGTCTAAAACCTGATTTTACTCCAAGTCGCGATTCAAATCTAGCACTTAGCAAATTGGCTATTTTTCTTTCGAACGTATTGCCTTTTGCTTTACCATTTACTACCATTAATACAACCTCACTATGTATTATATAGCACTCTCATGGTCGAAACTAAATGACGTGAATGAATTTTCTTTTATAACACTTAGTACGTTGCTTACTCTTGTGATTAGTTCTTCTCTATGGCTAATAACAAATATATTTTTATTGCGTTCTCGATCCATCTTTTTAAGAACTGCAACAGAACATTCAAGTCCTGCTGGATCTAATCCGCTATCTAACAGTTCGTCTATAAACAACAAGTTGATAGCTTGATTGGTATTTTCAAATATATCTCTAAAACTCCAACTGAGTCCCAGTATCAATCGTGTACGTTCACCTCTGCTGAGATTGTCAAAGTCCAAGTCTTGTCCTAGCAAACTGATTTCAGTGGTAAGATCGTTCAGGAATTTTATGTTGTGTGGCAATCCCAACTTGTCTAAGTAATCGTTAAGCCTGCTGTTGAGATATGACAGGTTTTGATCAATGATACGCTTGCGAATAAAGCTATCCTTATTGGTCAGCAACCGCAGCAAGAACTCTTGATGTTCTCTTGCTTTGTTAATTGAGTTTAATTCATCATAACTTACAGGCTGTACAGTGTTTTGCAAACTGTCAACTTGATCCAAATAGGGATTTGTTAAATTACGCTCGCGTAATAGATCTTTGTGTAGTGAATCTACAGTGTTTTTGTGATTGAGTGCTTCTTTGAGAGTTGGATAAAATACATTGGGTTTTGTCATACTTTCAAACACAGGTAACATGCTATCAAGTTGTACAGTTAAATCTTCTACATCTTTACGTTCTACGCCAATTTGTGTATCAAGATTGCCGATACGTAGCTCTAACTCACCTACAATATCTGCATGAGTATGACCTTTAATGCCACTGCCGCACATTGGACATTCTTGTCCTTGTGCTTTGGAATACTGGCTAATAAGTGCATTTAGTTGTGTGTCTAGTTGACTGATATGCCTATTCTTTACAGCAATATCTTTATTGTACTGTGCGATACCGGCGCTGAGTTCTCTATAAATCTCTACATCGTTGTGTGCAGCAAGTTCTTTATCAATGTCAAGTGTTTCTAATTGCTGAATAGCAAGTTCTAAATCACTGATGTCACGTTCATGCTTTATGTCCCAGTTATTAATACGAGTCTGCAAGTCTGCAACTGTCTTTTCAATTTTCTCATTGGCAGTTTTTACAGTTCTAATCCTAAATTCTTCTTGATCTGCTTGTAGTTTTGTAGCTTTAATAAGCTCTCTGAGATTTTCAGCTTTTTGGCTAAGCATAGTAATGCCTAGCAGCTCTTCGATTATTTCTCGTTGTTTGCCAGCACCCATTGCTAAAAATGGTTCTGTGTAGGTGTTAAGTGCTACAATGTGTTTAAACAGTGTATGGCTCATGCCAATTACACGATTGATAGCCGGCTGTGTATCACGCGAATCGCCTTGTGCTTCATCAGTTGCATCTTCGCCGGCATTGTTTTTATTATCAACCATCCAACGAAAAAACTGAGGTTTGCGACCACGTTCTATTCTGTGTGTATGCCCATTAACTTCAAATTCGATACTAACAGCCATATTTTTGCCGTTGATCTTGTTTACAAGATTATCTTTTTTAATGTTAGTAAGTGCATCACCGTACAATCCGTAACTGATAGCTTGTAAAATTGTACTTTTACCTACACCATTGCGCGAACCATTACCTCCCAAGTCCAAGTTGTCGCCTAGCACAAGCGTAAGACCATTACGGTCTAGTTCTACTACTTGAGTAACAGCACCAACAGACAGGAAGTTTTTAAGTGATATGTTTTTAATTTTTAACATGCTTAAATGCTCTGATAAATTTCTACTAATTGCTGCTTGTTAATTGTATTGCTTTCTATACTTTGCAAGTGACTGATTACAATCGTATCAACACTTTCGAAATTGATATTTGCATCATCTAATTGTGTGGTCTCATCTATTTTTGTAACTTGCAATGATACTTCTCTGGCATTCATTTCAGTTTCAATTAGTTCTTTAACAAAGTTTGCTTCTTCATGTGTTATATCTATATCTACTGCAATACGTGCAAACGTGTTGTTGTCTACAAACTTGGCAGGATCATCTAGCAGTTGACTCATGTTTAGTGTACGGTACTTGGGAGCACCTGGCCATGCAATAAACTTGGGATCATTGCCTGGTGTCCACAACATTGCACCTCGCTCGTCGTCCCATGCATCTGCATAGTCATGCGGAAAGCAGTTACCTGTATACCAAATCTTGCCTTTGTTTTGACGCTTGTGGAAGTGTCCACTAAACACTTGCGTTTGATTAACAAAGTGTGTTTCGTTCAACTGTCCATGATCCGGCATTTCTACCATTGCATTCATTTTGAATCGCGGCAATTCAAAGTGACCGAACATATACGGTGATTTAATCTTCTGCACCTTTTTCCAGTCATCACCGACCATCCAGGGCACAAAGCTGACACCGTCAACTTCTGTCATAGTATCCATAAGATGAATGTTGGGATATTCGGTAATGTAAGGTATGCTGTGTATTTCATTCTTGTCACGATAAAACTGATCATGGTTGCCAAGAAGAAACCACACATGGTCAAAGTAGCTGTTTAGCAACTTGAGACCGCTTACTGAATAATTCAACGTGCTTACGTTGATGGTACTGCGCACATGATGATAATCTCCTAAAAATATACAGTTCTTGA